GTGGGTCGACGTTATCACCGAGACGCTGAACCTCCCAACGGTCGTAGAAGGCACGCTCCCGCTCGGCCTTCAGCTTCTCGATATCCGCGATGCGCTGATCGATCTTCTTCGGGTCGAGCCGGGCCAGCCGCTCTTGAAGCCGGGCCGCCTTCTCGCCCCTAGCCATTGCGACTTCGGACACCTCGCGCACCATGTCGTCGATCGAGGCTCGCACTTCGGCCAGGCTGGCATGCGGGTCGAGCGCTTCGGCCGCTTCGAGCCGGCGGCTGATCGCGTTCAGGCGCTCCGTGCGCGCTGCTTCTGCGGCGGCCGCCTTCTCCAGCCGGGCAACCGCTTCGGCCGGTGCGCCTTCGAGCTTCGACAGCGCGTTGCTCGTGCGCTCGGCCGCCTTCTCCGAACGGACGACGAGGGCGTAGAAGTTGCTGCGCAAGTCGCTGATCTTGTCGCGCAGCTTGTCGGGATCAAGCCGTTGCGCCTCGCGCTCCAGTGTGCGGCCGCGACCGACGAGCCGTTGCACGCCCCGGATATTCGCCGCGGCGATGTTGTCGAGCGACGCCTGAATTGCGTCGGCGCGATCCGCCATGCCGGCGTAGTTCATGTCGACCTTGCGCGCCCGCGAACGCAGCTTGCCGCGCTCCTTCAGATAGCCCTTCAGGCGATCACCGCCGGCGGCCGAGATACGCGCGATCTCATCGCGTGCCGCCTTCTCACCCCGCACGTCGCCGCTATCGCGTGCCGCCCTGGCCGTCTGCCGCAGTTCGTTGATCCGTGACACCTGCTCGATCGCATCGGCGTTGGCGGCGTCGAGCGCTGCGCCCTGTTGCTCCAGATCGTTGAGTGTGCGTGTCCGGTCTTCGGGGGCCATGCGGAGATCGCTGATCTCCTGATCGAGCGCCGCGTGCCCGTCGCGGAACGACGTCACGCTCTGCTGATAATCGTCGGCAATCCGCCCCGCATAATAGGCGGACACCTTCTCCTTGAACGCCGGCTCCTGCGCCGTCAGCATCTCCTTGTTCCACACACGGCTGAAATAGCTGTCTGCGGTGGAAACGCTGACGTCCGAGGGGAGCAGCCCCATATCGATCGCTTCGTTCTTGAAGGGCTCGAAGACACGCTCGCGCCACGACTTAGCGGCGCGGCTCACGAAGTCGTTGTCGCCGGCATCGCCACGGCGCATCGCCCGGCCGACTGCTTCCTCGAACTCCACGCGGCTCATGTTGAGCCCGCTCTTCTTCATCTCGCGGAAGATATCTTCGCCGGCCTGCACGCCATCGGCGAGACGGGAGTGGAAGACCGATCGCATCTCCGTCTCTACGGCCGCGCCGAGCGTGCGGCCCTCGCCGTGCATCGACTGATAGACGGTGTTCTCCGCAAGCTCTTGGCTGAACTGGCGTGCCGCCGGCGACGCGCGGAAGTTGGCGCGCAGGTTCGGACTGATCTGCCGTGTCGCGGCCGCGAGATTGCGCGCTGCGCCGCCGGCGACGGTGAGGTCTTCGAGCGTAGCGCGCTCGACGGCCGCAGCGCCCATGCTACCGGGGCGGGGCATCGTGTGGATCGCTTCGAGCGCGCCTTGTGCCGCAAGCTGCTCCGGGCGGGACAGCAGAGCGGCCGCACCGCCACCAAGGATGCCGCCGAGAACGATGCCGCCCCCGATCGCAATAGCGCTCTCTTCGGCGGTGCGCGTCTCCTGCGTCGACTGAAGCAAGCCCTCCTGCACGGCGACGCCGATACCGCCGGCACGAGCGCCCGCCAGCGCGCCGCGGCCGAGCTTCCATACGCCTTTGCCGGCAAGCGCCACTTCGCCTCCCACGGGGATCAGCAGCGTCGGATCAATGACGCCCGCGATGATGCCCGTGGCCGTACCTCCCCATCCCCCTGCGGCCAGGGTGCGGCGGTCTTCGTTTTCGCTGTCGATCTGCGTCTTCAGGAATTGCGTGTAGCGCGGGTTGTTCGAGTTGGCGAAGCTGCTCCAGTGTTCTTCATAGGGCGTGCCCTTGATATCATCCCACGGGCTATAGGCCGCATCGACTTCGTTGCTGATCCCCCATCCGTTGATCTCGCGATTGATCCACGAGCCGACAGTGTTCTCCGTGCGGAACGCCGCGCCGAACAGTTCGCCGATACCGGGCGACGGGCCGGCCTTCGCTTCCTCTTCTTCGGGGAGCGGGTTCATGCCGATCGGGATCGTCAGCGCGGGCGTGACGGTGGACAGAGGACGGAGCGCCATTACTTCTTCCTGCCCGGTGCGTACTGATCGGTGACGCCCGGCACATAGCCGAAGCGTGCGACCATTGCGTCGCGGCCGAACTGCTCGCGAGCGAGATAGTCCTGCCGTTCCTTGTCGAGCCGCGCCTTGTTCGCCTGCCCTGCGGCACGCGCCGCGACGCGCGGATCGGCGTAGAACACCTGTCCGGTGAGCACACGATACACCTGCTGCCCGTTAACCGTGTCGATGTAATGCACCTCGTAGGGCGGTGCCTTGCCGGCGCGAAAGGCTTCGGAGGTCGCAGTCGGAACCGGCATCAAATAGACGTTCTTCGGATCGACAGCGCGGCCCGTGACCTTCTTGATATCGCCGGCGGCTTGCTGGAAAATGTAGTCCTGCGATCCGCCGATCACCGGATAGGCGCGCGTCGGCGGATACTTCATCAGCCGACCGTTCACGACGCCGTAGAGCTTCTTCATCTGCGACAGCGCATACGCCTGCGCCGCCGCCGGATCGCCGTAGCGCTGGAAATGATCGGCGGCCAGATCGGCATAATCCTGCCCGGCCGCCTGCCGCTGCTGCGGCCCGACGAACGAAGGCGTGCCATCGAAATAGGTCGTGTCGAGCGCCTTGCCGAGCACGGTCGCGACGTTGGTGCGCTGCACCTGCTTGCGGAACGCGGCGATCTCCGGCTGGCCCATCGCGATCTTCTTGCGCATCTCCGGCGTATTCTGCTCGGCCACGCGCTTCGCGGCATCGCCGGGGTTGTAGCCGAGATCGTTGACGTAGTGCCCGTAGAGTTGTGCGTTGCGCTCGATCTCGTCGCCGCCCTCCACGCCCGCGAAGGCGTTCGGGTTGCGCGCCAGCATGTTCGAGGCGATCGACGCGCCGGCCGCGACGGTGTTCGGGTCCGTCGAGATCATCGCGCCGCGCAGCGCCACCCCGCCCGCTTTGCCAAGGATGCCGGTCTTCTGCCACACGTTGAAGGCGGCCTGCGGCGTTCCGCCCTGCGCCGCCACGGCCGCGTCGACCGCCTTGCGCTGGCGATCGTCATAAGGGTTCCACGCGAAGCCGGGCGTGGCCGACAGGGTGTTGAACGTGTCGATATCGACCGTCGCCTTCTGGCGTGCCGCGACGATGCTTTCGGCGCGGTTGATCTCGTCGAAGTCGGTGAGCCGCCCCGACTTGCGCGCCGCCTCGATATCTTCGGCACCGGCCTTGCCGTCGTTCAGTTCGTTCATGAACTGATTGAGCCAAGTGTTGTGCGCCTCCTGCTGCGCGACCTGAACTTCCTGATCGCGCTGCTTGATCTCCCGCTCGGCCGCGCCAATCAACTGAATGCGCGCGTCGATCGGGATATCGGCATAGCGCGGGTCGACCTGTCCGTTGCCGATCGTGCGCGTCGTCACCGATCCGTCGCCGGCCGGTGCGCCCTCCTGCACCTTGTAGCCGAGCGCCTTCATGCCGCGCCGGATGCCGCCTTCGGTGTCTTTGCCGGGACGCATGAAGCCGCGGATATACCGATCGACCGCCTGGCCTTCATCCTTCGCGGCCAGCACTGCGGGGCCGCCGCGGTCGCCGCCCTTAAGCTCCGAATACAGGAACTCTAGCTGCTGCTCTCGCGTCGGGTTGTTGCCGTACTTAGCGAAGAGCGCCGCCTTGCGCGACCCGAGCCACTGGCCGAGCCCGTATGCGCCGCTCTCCTTGTTGACGATCTTGTGATCGCCGGAGCTTTCGCTTTCGATCCCCGCGGCGATACCGCGGGCCACGCTCTGCGGCACGCCCTTGCTGACGAAGAAGTTGATGACGTCGCCCTTCAGCGACGCCTGCCCGCCCTTCGTGTAGGACGCGCCGCTGCCCGCATAGCCGTCCTTCGTCTCGACGATGAAGTCGATGCCGCCGAGCCGCGCCATCGTCCCTTCCGGGTCGCGCTGGAGATCGCCTTGTGCGGCCGCAACGCCGATCTGGCCTTTCCAGCGCGTCGCATATTCGAGCTTGTCCTGCGCGGACAGGCCCGACGTGTTGATGATCTCTTCGCCCTGCGCCTTCCATGCGTCGAGCTTTTCGGGCGACGACATGGCCCCGTTCAGCAGCTTGCCGAGACTGTCGCCGATCGTCGTCTTGTAGTAGTTGTCGCGCTGCGTGAACTCCGTCCGAAGCGCCTCCCCGGCAACACCGGAGCGAAGCTGCGCCATGCGCGCTTTCCACGCCGGCTGAAACCGCGCCGGCACCTTCTCCAGAAACGCCGCGGCGTCCGCGTCGAAACCCTCCATGCGCGACTTCGTGAAGTCCTGCGCCGGGCCGGATAGATCGCGCGACGCCTCCGTCAGCTTCGTCGATTGATCGGAGCCGAAGTTGACGAACTGCGTCTGCCGATCGAACTCGGCAAGCCGATCTTCTTCGGCCTGCTTGGCAAGCTGAAGCTGCTGGATCGCCGCACCGGCCTGTTGCCCCGCCTCGCCGATCTGCTGGAGCCCCGCGCCGATGCCTGCGCCGAACGCCGCCGGCGTCGCGCCGTCGACCTTCAGATCGGCCGTTGGCAGGATGCGGCGGTTGGCCGTCGATGCGATTGTCGGAAGCTGCGCCATCAGGTTCCGCTCACATTGATCGACGCACCCTTCATGCGCGTCACCTGTCCGTAGCCGCCGAGCGCCTGCGCGCCCGCGCCGAGCGCTCCGGTGATGAGCGCATTCGACGCTTGCCGCTTATACATCGACGCGGTGGCGTTCGCCCCTGCGCGCTGCACCGATCCGTCATAGACGGCGGTGAGATAGTCGAGTTGCCCCTGCTGTTCGGTTTGGTCGAGCAGATCGTTGATCGAGCCGGTAAGCTCGAAGCCGTTCTGGATCGCGCCCGCCCGCGTGGCCGCAAGGCGCTGACGGCTCTCGCGCGCAACCTCGCCCGCCTTGACGGACGCCTGATCTTGCGCCTGCTGGCCCTGCACCTGCGCGAGTTTCGCCTGAAAGTCGGCGGCGTTCGATGCGGCGAGGGACGATGCGGCGGTTCCCAATACGGCCACGCCTGTCGACGCGATCGTCGCACCGACTGCGGTCGCCGTGGCGGCCGAAGCGCCGGCGGTGGTGCCGATGACGGCAAGGGCGGCGGGGATGAATGCCATCAGCGCACCCGTGCGTAGAGGGCGTAATCCTGCCCCTGCCAATAGCAGCGGCGGACACCCTCCTTCTCAAAGCCGAGCAGCCGCATCCACCGATGCCCCTCTTCATGCGTGTTCAAGACGTCTGCTTCTACACGACGAAACATCGAAACGTCGAGAGCGCGTTGCACGCAGCGGTGGAGCGTCAGCATTTGATCGCCGGCGTCCTGCGCAAGCAGCGCCCACGCGAGGCCGCGCCCCTCCCAAATCTCGTAGATGCCTGCCATACCGTAGATGCGTTCGCCTTCGACCGCGGCCAGGGCGAGCCCGCCCTTGATCGCGCTTTCGATAGCAGCCGGCGTCATCGCCTGCCCGGAGAGCATCTGCGCCGATTGGAGTTGCAAGCGCTCGGCCATGAACGGCCGGGCGGGAATTACGTCAATCATCGATCTCCATCCGTGCCGTGATCGCGACGAGCGTCATCGGCAGCATAGGCGAAGTTTCGATGCAGATATAGCCGTCAGTTCCATACTCGGCCGGGAACTCGATTTTGCGATCCCCCGTGAACAGCGGCGGCCGCGTGCCGACAGGCGATGCGGGGTTGAGGCCGGGGATCGGATCAAGCCGGCTGAAGCTCGGGCCGATCAAGCCGCCGATCGTGTTGAGGAAGCGAAGCCACGTCTCGGCGATCGACTTCTTGCGCGTCTGCGCGGTCCCGTCCTGCGCGCCGCCATCGGCCCGCATCGTCTGAAGACGCGCGGGGCTGTCGAAGCCGATCTGAACCTTCGTGGCGAAACGGTTGAGCGTGATCTGCCCGGCTTCGACGACGCGATCTGCATGCGCGCTGCCGTCCGCGAGCACCTGCACCGTCGCGCCTTCGAGATGCCCGAGCCCCGCGATCACCTTCGTCGACGCGCCGTCATAGGTGATGCCTGCATCGCCGTAGAGCCCGTCAGCCGTGTCGATCTCGACGAGCCGCTGATCCTCGATCACCTCGACATAGCGCACCACCTGGCCGTCGATCGTGCGCCGCACTCCGAGCCACACGTCGTCGCGCCGGCCGTCCGGTGCTGCGATCGACGCGACCGTCTCCACGAAGGCGTCAGGGCCGCCGATCTTGTGCGGCACCCAAGCAATGACGCCGCGCTCGCGATTGTAGGTGAGCGCCGCCAAGGTGCCGTCCGTCAGCACGCACCAAACGATGTTGTCGGGTTCCTGCTGGAAATCCATGTCGATCACGCCGGCGTCGACGATATGCTCGGACAGGACGGTGAGATCGTCCGCCTTGTATCGGTCGCTGGCATAGTCGTAGATCAACTCGCGCAGCTTCCGGCCGGCACGCTGAATGAACAGCACCGCCCCGCCAACCCTGATCGGCTCCAGCAGCCGGGAGCCGTATTCCGTCTGCGGCACCGACACGGCGTTATCCGCCGCGAACACCTGCTGCTGCGTCTGCTCCTGCACCGACAATTCGTTGCGCGCGGTGCCGACGAGCAATGCGGCGCTCGGCATGATCCACCGGATAAGGTCGAGCCGATCCGATGCGATCTTCAGCTTGATCGCCGTTTCCTTCGTGATATCCGGCCCGTCCTTGCGGCTGAAATCGTCGAAGTCACCAACGACCGACATGAACAGATCGCGGCCGCGGGCGTAGCATAGCCGCTCGCGAAAGAACGTCACGCTTGTCGGCCACCCGCGGGCGGCGCTGAAGGCCGACTTGGCCCAACGGGTCGTGCCGGTCGTCGTGAAGATCGCCGGCAATTCGCTGCGGCCGTTGTTCAGCACGACGTTGGCGCTGGCCGTTGTGCCGCCCCCGCCGATAGCCGTGATCGTCGCCCATCCGTAGCCGGAGTGCAGGTAGGTCCACTCGACGCCGGTCGACGACAGATCATCGGTCGTGCTGTCGTCGGTGCCACCTCCATCCCAAAAAGCCCCTTCGGTATGGACAGGGGGGTTGTTGCCGGTGCCGGGCTTCGCGCCAGCCGGTACGGCCGTGCAGCGATAATAGTTGCCCTCGTAGCGCCGCACGTCGTTGAGCGCGACCTTCTGGCCTGCGTTCCACGTCTTGATCCCCGTGCCGTCCTTCTGCTCCATGTAGAAGGACGTGCCGATATCGTCGGCGCTGAAGATCGCGCTGCCCGCGGTGAGCGTGATTGCGCCCGTCACGGCCGATGCGGTGACGTTGACTGTCGACGTCGGGTCGACGTCCTCGAACGGGCCGTTGATGAAAGGCGCGTCGGCCAGGGTCCAATTCGTTGCGCCAAGGCGCGAGAGCTTCTGCGGTTTCACCGCGCCGGCGTTGTGGCAAATCCACATGACGTCGGCCGACTGCACCGATCGGAGCGCCAGCGTGCCCTCTTCGGTGATGAGGTTGGCGTCGCTCCACGGCGTCACGATCTCGTAAGGCGTGGGGCCGGAGAGAAGCTGCCCGCGGTTCACCCAAAAGCGCATCTTCAGATCGGTGAGTTCGAGCACATAGCTCTGCGCCTGATTGAACTCGAACGACATGAACCACGGGCGCAGGTTGTTGCGCACCCCGCCGAGATAGCGCGATCCGCCGCGGCGCGTCGCCGGCCCCTGCACCGTGGGGATGAAGTTGAGCAGGGTCTTGCACCCCGCGAAATACTTCTCCTGATCGGTGCGACCGTCAATCAGCGGCGAGAGTTCGCCGGCGTTGAAGCTATTCCAGATCGGGGCGAAGCGAGACATGCCGCGACGATAGCCGTCTTACCACTGTCGCGCCAGCACCCAACTTTCGTCGGGAAGCGACTGCGGCGGTAGCTCGATCGCGTTCGTCCGCTTCGCCTCCTTCAGCGCTTCGAGATAGTCCTGCTTCAGCGATTGCTTCAGCGTCATGTTCTTCGTGATCGATTGCACAAGCTCGGCGGCGAGCCGACAGGCAAACGCCTCGACGAAGTTCGCATCCCATACGGCGATGCTGTCGCTGACGTCGGACACATAGACGATGTAGGCGGCGCTCGTGCCGGTCGATCGACGGTTGTTGCCGGTGAGCAGAACGCGGCCCTCGATCGCATAGGCCGGCAAGCTACCCGAGTTCGTCTCGCGGATCGACGAGAACACCCAATTGCCGTTGAGCGAGATCAGCCGCAGACAATCTTCAGGCAGATTGTAGCCTTCCGCGTAGTCCTGGCCGCCCGGCGCAACGGCCAGGGGGGCGAGCGTGGCGCGCTTCTTGGCAAAGCTCCACGCCTGCCGTCGAAGCTCGCCCTGCGCCAAGGTCTTGAAGACGAGCGCAGCCTTGCGCGCCTGCTCGCTCTCTTCGCCGGGGGAGGCGATCGTGTTGGCACCGATCTTGACGAGGGCGCGGTTGATGACTTCGGTGCGGTTGCTCATGCCCGCACCGTATCATCCGGCCTTGTAGCGGGCAATCAGGTTGACTTGCGCACCGGTGACGGGACCGGACAGAAGACCGGTCAGCAAGCCCGACAGCGACGTGCGCCAGCAGTGGATCGAAACCGCCGTCGCGCTGCGCGCAGTGTAGTTGCAGATCAACGGGTTCACGCTGTCGACGGCGACAGGCATGTGCGTGATATCCGGCGTCGCCGGAAACGGCGCGGTAAACGTCCACGTCGCGTTGCCGCTGGCGTCGAGCGTGACGGTGTTGCTCTGCACCTGCGCCGGGCCGATCAAGCTGCTGACGACTTGCGCGTGCGCTTCCGTATGGCAAGCGAGCGGACTGACGGCCGCAAGGGCTGCGGATAGCAGCCGAAGCATTACTTGACGTCAGCGGCGATGAACGCCGTCGCGCTGGCGGTCTTCGAGAAGCACCCCGTCGTCGAGAAAACAACCGTGATGCCCGTGTTGAAATAGACCGGCTGGCCGCGGAAGTTGAGATCGATACCGGTATTCGCGGCCAGGGGGATGCAGCGTGCCGGCGTTACGGCCCCATCGGCCGGGGCACCCGTTGCGTTGAACACCATGACGTACCCTGCCGAAGCGCCGGCGGTGACGTTCAACCCGTAGAGGTTGCCGCCGCTCGCCTTGGCGGTAAGACTGCCCGCTACCGCAGCGGTCGCGACGTTGGTGGAGCCAGCGTTGGCGGCCGCGCTCGGGACGTCGACGACATAAGCGCCCGACGTGTCGCCGCGGGCGCGATCCCACGTCGCGCCGTTATAGACGTAGCCGGCGGACATGAGCGGCAGATTGAAGCCGCCGCCAAGCGCGCCCTGCGATCGATACGGGAGATAGACTGCACCGACGCCATCCGAGCCGGCACCGCCCGAATAGTCGGCGGCGACGAAGAGCGCCCCGCCGCGCGTGAACGCCGCATCGACGCGCTGCCCCGCGGTGACGACGGCGAGCGTTTCAGCGACACCGCCGATCTTGACGGGATTGCCGCTGTCGGTCGTCGCGGTCGGGACGTTGCCCTGAACCTGCTGCGCGCCCGCGGCTGGTGCGCCGGCCGTGCCGGCCGGAACGCAGTTCGCCCCGTTGGCGTCGCACTGAAGCGGGACCACACCGGCGACACGCCCGCCTTGCGCGGTTGGATAGGTGGACTGCGCAAAGGCGGGGCTCGCGAAGAGCCCCGCCAGCGCGACGAAGAGGGAGAGACGGCGCATCAGGTGATCGGCCAGTTGCGGCGGCTGATCTCGTTCGAGATCGCCTGCACGGCGAGCAGCGCGTCGACTTCCGAGGTGATAACCGCGTCGTCGATGATGATGCGAACCGCAACACCGCCGCCGATCGCGGCGACGCCGGTCGTCACCGTCAAGCCGGAGATATCATTCTGCGGCCGAGGCACGCTGTCGATCTGAACGGCCACGGGCCGATCTCCTTATGCGTTGGTGTAGTAGAGATCGATATCGAGCGTACCTGCGCCCGGCAGCGAAGCCGTGGCGATCGTCAGGTAGATGCGCGTGTCGGCCGAGAGAGCCGCCTGCGTCATCGCTGCCGCGGTGCCGAACAGCGTCGGGGTGTCGACGGCAGTGAACGTGCCGGCGGCGCGAAGCTGCCCGTTGGTGGCATGCACCTGCGACGTGCCGATCGCGACGACGGCGGTGCCGAGCGATACCGACGCGGTAATCATGCCGAAGTCGAAGATCGACCCGCTCGGGATGACGGCCAGGAGGATATTGTCGGCGACAGTCTGCGTCGCGAGAGTGATCGACGCACGGTAGCGGCGCATGCGCGCACCGTATGCGCCGGCGGACGGCTTGACCTGCGGGCGGCTGTCGACGCCTGCGGTTTCCGTGGAGTAGAGGTTCGCCATCTTCGAGCTTCCTTCTTGCGGTTCGAGTTGCGGCCCGGATCAGCCGGTCGTGACGATCTGCACGACCTTCTTCTCCTGAACGCGCGTCGCGCCCACGGTCGTCTTGGCGTACACCTGCGTCGCGTAGCGCTTGTCGTCGCGAACGCTGACGCGGGTGGTGATATCGTTCCACATGCCGAGGTGCATCGCACCCGACGCCCATGCGGGCACGAGGCGGTTGCCGCCCGAGACGAGCGTCGCCGCGGCGTCATAGGCGCTCGCGTCGCTGAACTCGACGGGGACGAAGTTGAAGCCCATGAAGGACGTCACCTTGCCTTCGACGAGCGTCGGCTTGTTGTTGTAATCGAGCGACGTCACCTGAATTTCGTTCAGGAGGCCGTCGTGATCGGCCGCGGTGATCGCGGCGAACAGCTTCTCGAACTCCAAATCGACGCCGGCCGACATGAAGAGCCGCTTGGCGGCGCGCAGCTTGGCGACGTTGAGGTTCGAGTTCACGCCGCCGACGTTCACGCCGACGATCTGGCCCGCCGGGAAGGTGATCGAGGTGGTGCCGTTCTCACCGGTGGCCGACGTTGCGAAGAACGCCTGAAGGATTTCGTCGTCCTGCGCGCGGCGCATCGCGTTGACCGCGTTCATGACGTAGGCCGACTGCGGATCGATGAGCATGCGCAGCTTGTCCTGATCGTCGATCAGATCGGCCCACTCATAGTCGTTCGGGAACACCCAACGCGCATCGGCGGGGGTGGAGATCAGCGGCGTGTCGGCGTGGCGCGACAGGTTCTTGACCGGCTTGACCGGGCCAACCTGCTCGACGGCCTTCGCGCCCTTGCCGGTGTAGCTGCCCTGCGAGACGGTCGACAGGAGCTTACCGCCGCGCTGCTGAAGCAGCATCTCGACGTTGGTGGTGTAAGCCTGAACGAAGTGCGTCGGAACCTGAAACGACATGGCGGATATCCCTTTACGGTGCCATGCCAGTTATCCGGTTCATCCGGGCCAGCCGTGTTGCTAGCCCGGATGAATAAGCGGGATGCTACCGTCCCGTCAAGAGGGCGGATATGCGACCTTGAACAGATTTTCCCATTCCGCCTGCGCCGGGCCGCGCACCTGCGGATTGGGCGACAGCAGTTTCGCTTGGAAATCGCTGTCACGCTGAAGCGTCTGGATACGCGCCTGCGCACTCTCCGACGTCTGCGTGAACTGCCCCTGGCCGCCGCCCTTATCGCCGCTCGGAGCGGCCGCTTCGGACATGGCGCTGCCGAACTTGGCGAACATTTGCATCATCGACTTCGTGCCGATCGCCATTTCGATCTTGTCGAGCGTGCCCTTTTCGAGCCCCGACTGACGGAACGCACGACGCCCGGCTTCCTCAAAATCGCCGAACTTGTCGCCGAGTTCCTGTCCAAGCTTCGTATAGTCCTCGTCGGACTTGGCGTGAAACGCCTTCAGCCCGGCGACTTCGGAGGCGAGCACGTTGTTGACGAGCCCCTTCGCCACCGCCGGCGGCACGCCTGCCTCGTGCATCCACTTCGACGCCTGCTCGACCACGGGGGCCATCTCCGTCGAGAACTGGCCGGCGAGTTCGGCCGGCAAGCCGTTGGCGGCGAAAAGCTCGCTCGCCTTCGTGCCGACGAACTCGGCATTGAAGCCGTAGTCTTCCGCCTTCTCCGGCGCGGCGAAGCCCGCCTTGGCGGTGAACGCCGCGATCTCTTCCGGCGTTGCGCCCTCCTTGGGCCGCACGAGGATGCGATCGACGTCGCCGCCGCGCTCCATGCTGACGAGCTTCTCGACGTTCGTGTAGCTGTCGAGAACGTCGTTCGGGTTCTGCCACCCCTTCGCCTGAATAGCGGTATGGAACTTCGGGTCGACACCCGCCGCCTCATACCACGGCTTCTCGCCGGTCGCCGGCGCGCCACCCTGGCCGCCCTGCTGTTGCTGCTCGCCGCCGGCCGGGGGTGTTCCGCCACCCTCGCCAGCGTTACCCGCAAGCGCGGACGCTGCGCTCGTTGCCATGATTATTGTTCCTCTTCTCTTAGGTTTGCCGCCTCAAAGGGTTCGAGGTGCAGGAGCTTGACGAAGTGATCCCACACCTCCCGTCGCGTCGCGGCGGCCGCCGTCGCGATAGGATCGACCGCGCCGTTGCGGTCGTATTGCATGAGACTGCTGAACGCCGGCGACGGAGCCGGCGCGCAGAGCTTGCGAAGCTCCACTGCCAGCACCCGCGCGTCGGGGTTGAGCTGTCCCTTCGCGTTCAGCAGGAGGCGACGGATCGCGATCTGCTTCTTGCGATATTGGCTCTGCGCCATCAGCCGTGACCGGCCGGTGCCCCGCGAAGAAGATCAGCCTTCATCTTCGTTTCGAGCGCGAGGTTGCGCAGATGATCGATAGCGGACATGAGCCCACCACCCATCTTGTTGTGGACGCGAAGGTCTTGGGCGTCGACGAGATCGAAGTCGACTTGCGTCGTTCCGTCCGCCATCACCACGACGCACACGAAGCTCGTGACGTCACCCTTCAGGAATTGCTCGTGCCGCTCGCCGAGCTTGTCGCGGTCCTTCCGCGCAAGGATCAGGCCGGTGCTATCCACGGGGCTGCTCGTGCGTCTTGCCAAGGAACGCTTCGCGCGCTGCCTGCTCGGCGTCCTCAAAGGCGAACGGCGGTCCCGAGCGGGACGCCTTCGCGACGGCGGCGCGAAGCCATGCGGCCAGCGCCTCGAACTGTTCGGGCGTCATCAGCCGATCCTCTTGTATGCCCGCTCGAACACGTCGGCGGGGCTCCACGAAATGTATCCGGCAAAGCCTTCGACATTACCATCGAGCTTATCGGTGTATTCGACGAGATAGCCCGCATCGCTTGGGTCTTCGTCGGCGGGCATCTCCCACCCGCGGAACGATACATAATCGCCGCGGAGCATCGGCCGGGCGTTAATAACCTTTGTGCCGATATAGGCCGGCATGTCGGCTCGCGGCTTGACGAGCGCTCCGGCGATCAGCGCATCTTCTGCGGCCAGGCGCTCGCGCAGCAAGTAACCCTCGAAGCCCCATAGTTTCGACACGGCACGTTCGCGGGCGAACTTACGGCCGAGTTCTTCGTTGAAATTCGCCGGGCTCGCGCAAGCGCTCTCGCCGGTTACGGTGAAGCCGTTGGTCGTCGTCAGCACGCAGATCGTCAGTACGTCGTCGAAGACGTGATACTGCTCGCGATCGATCTTTGCCTCCAAATCGGCAAGCGTGACGCGCGGAGCGACAGCAACCGCGGCGGCCGCATCGTCTCCAGCTTTCAATACATCGGTCATTTTTCATTCTCCGTTGTGACGGCCGTTAGAACGGCGCGGCCGTCGACGCCTGCCCTGCTTTCGCAAGGCTCTCGGCCGTCTGGCCGATTGCCGGTCCCGCCTGAAGAGCGAGCGCCATGTCCTGCTGCTGCTGCTTGGCGGCGCGCTTGGCGGCAAGCTCTTCGGGGGTGTTCATGATCTTCAGTGGCGCGCCCTGGCCTTCAGCCACGACGCGGATCGCGCGCTCGTAGTTGAACACGTCCATGACGCTTTCGTCGTATTGGGCGATCGTGCCGACAGCCTCGAAGGTCCGCAGCACGCCGACGACTTCCTCGCTGCGCTGCGCGCGGGTGAGCGGGCTGTCGTATTCGACGTCGAGCGCACCTTCGAGTTCTTCGGGCATCGGCCCGCACGCCGCCTCGATCGCGCCGGAGTGCCAAAGGATATCGATCTCGCGTTCGATGATCGTGCCGCAGAACTCGCTCTGCTGACGGCCCATCGTCGGCGCGAGCAGCGCCCCCTTCTCCTGCGCGCGGAGCAGCGCTTCGGTCGCCGTCATCTCCGGCGTCTCGACGAGGATTTGGAACAGCGTGACGAGGAAGCCGCGGTTGATCGCCTGCCGGCGCTGATCCTGCAATTCGAGGCTGAAGCGCGGATCGCCCTGCGGCGCGGCGCTCTTCGCCAGCACCTCGCCGCGCTCATTCATGTAGCCGGCATTGATCGCTCCGGCGCGCATGCTGAACGGCGACATGCTGTCAACATCGGCGGTGAGCCACGGCGGGTCTGTCACCAACTGGCCGTAGCGCAGCGCCGTCTTCGACATTTCGTTGAGCGTCTTGACGTCGGCGAGCGTATCCCATGCGGGGCTGCGGCCGTACACCTCGCCGGGCGCAACCGTGTAGCGCGAGACGGCCAGGGGGAATGAGCGATAGCCGCTCTCGCGGATCAGGTGCTTGCCTTCGATGCAGACGTCGTAGGCGCAATAGGCCATGCCGGCCTTGCCGACATTGCCGGCGACGCGCTGCTCGTTGGGGCAGACGTGGAACAGGAACTCGAACTCCTTGTCGGGCTCCGAGTTGTGGAACTTCATGACGTTTTCGGGCAGGTTCTCCGCGCCGAACTTCTCGACGGCCTGAACGACGGTGAGCTTGTAGCGCCAGTAGAAGCCGTTGATCGTGCCCCACGCATCCTCGATCAGCCATAGCTCGGCGAGCGGGATCGAGCGGTAGCGGATGCCCTTCGACATGCCGTCTTCGATCAGCAGCGCGCCGGTGCCGAACGCGCCGAGCGACAGAAACACCTCGCTCGTCTGCGACGCGAAGTTGGCGCGGCGGGCATACCGGACCTGAAACAGCAGATCGCGCAGCGCCTCGCACCACGCCATGACGCGCATGTTGGCGCGCAGCGCCTTGTCGACCGGAACGATGCCGTGCCACTTCTGCGTGCGCGGCATGACGAGGCTTTCGATCGCCGCGGCGAAGCTCGGGAGCGCTAGCTGCGCCGTGCTGTCGTAGATGAACTCGCCGCGGCGTGCGCCCTTCTCGCGCTGCTCGACGAAGTTGTCGGCGCGGGGCAGGACGTAGCGGGCGATCTGCTCGAACTGACGATCGAAGTTCGCGCGATCACTGCGCGCCTTGTCGGCACGCTTCACGATCGTTGCGGCGATATTCGATCCGGTCGTCACTTCGGCCACGGGCGCAATCCTTCAGGGGTTAGAGGGCGACGCATCGGCACGGAGATACACCCGCGCCGCCCTCAACGATCAGCCGCCAGCGGACGCCGATGGGCTGCGCGTCTTCCCGAGATCGGGAAGGCCGGTGTCGCCCGTGAGCGCCGTTGTCGCCCGGCCCCGGCGCAGCATGCGGTCGGTGGCGTTCATCCGCGCACCGGCGTCGTCCACGGTCGGGACGGGCGGCGGGGCGGGAACGTCGGGCTTGGAGAACAGGGAACTCACGGGCGTTTCTCCTTACATCAGGCTCTCGGGCTTGACTTCCTGCCCGGTTGCCTTGGCGTTGTCGGGCACACCATCGGTGCGGCCGGTGGCGTCATCGGCGTGCTGCACGTTGCCGTCGTTCGGCCCCTGCGACGCGGCCGGATCGCCGATCACCGTCTCGGGCGTCGGCACCCGATCGGATGCTTCGGGATCGACCGGCACGACCTTCGTGACGAGCGAGGTTTCGCCGTTGCCGGTGACGTCGGTGACGACCTTCGTCTTGTCGCCGGCGTTGGCCGCTGCGTCCTTGGCGGCCTTCGAGCCCTTCTTCGGCTTCGCGCCTTCGCGCACCGTTTCAGTCTGGCCTTTCGGCCTGACGTCTTCGGTCGTCGGCTTGGAGGTGTCGGCCTGCTCGATCGGCTCTTCCTGGCCGCCGAAGCCGGCGATCCATGCGTCGCGCGCATCGCCCGGCCCGTAGGGGCAGTCGTGCTCGGAGAACGTCGTCTTGCCGGTGTCGATGATGTTGCCCTTGGCGTCGGTGTTCTCGTCGTTGGCGGCCTTGGCGTCGCGGCCCTGCTGACGAATGTGCTTCAGATTATCCATGTTCGGCTCCTTCCTCGTGTCGGGTTCGCCCTACACGGAGAGCGAAGACGAACCTCTACCGCTCAACCGTCGAACCGGCAAGGCGTTGCCGCCGGCGTTCAGTCCGGTCTTGGCTTCGATCCCGTTGACGCCGGTCTTGTCGACGAGGCTCTGCGCCTTCTTGCCGATGCCGAGTGCGTCGATCGGGCCGCCTACCATGCTGCCGACGTTCGAGAGCGGACCCTTCTTGCCGTCGATGAGCCCCGCGGCCAGGCCGCCGAATGTCCGTGGAATGAAGCTCACCAGTTCACCTCGCCTGTTCCCGTTGCTTGCCGGCCGGGGCCGCCCGCGGTGTTGAAGCCGAAGCGGTCGAACCTTGGGCGGCTAATCCGCGCATGTCGTAGCATCATCATGGCGTAGCGGGAAGCCGAGATGAGATCGTCGTATTCCTTGACGATCTTGCCCTCGTCGCGGTGATACAGCCGCTTCTCTTCCATCCATAGCGGGCACACGCCGTCGAAGACTTTCCACCGGCCGTCGTTCATCCGCTCCAGCATGTCGAGCACCGCGGCTTCGACGCTGTTCGACCCGTCCGCGTTGGTGGCGTGCTCGCCGAGCATCTTCAGCCCCGCGGTCTTGTATTGGCGGGCGAGCGCGACGCCGGTGCCCTTGTCGCTGACTTCGCCGTCGTGGGGGTACGACCACGGGTAGTCGCCCCACGAGCGCTCGTCGCCGATCGTGCCGACGTGCTGCTTCGGCGTCGCTTTCGACAGGCGATGCTCGCGCACGAGATAGACGATATCGTTGTCGCGATCCCACCGAAGCTGCGCTGCTGCGGTCGGGTGATCCCATCCGAAGTCGATCCCGTTGATGCCGGGCCAGTGCGCCGGCAAGGCGAATGGCGGAATGAGGATGCGGCTGTCGGCGATCGGGAAGATGACGCCCGAACCCAAGATCGGCACGCCGTTCGCGCGGGCTTCGCGCTCGTGCTCGGGATAGCGGGCGATGATGCGCATCCGCTCTTCGGCGCTGATATGCTCGGCGTCGTTGATCGTCATCGTCGTGACGCGGCGGTGTTCGTCCTTCTCGGACAGGAAGCGCCGCACGACTTGGCTCATGCCGAGCAGCGGCGTGAACGTCATGATCGACGATCCACCCGTGGCCGTCGTGCGGGTGATGCCCTCCGAGTAAACGTCCTGCGGCGGCTCTTCGTCGAACCACACCCAATCGACCGTGTTGGCCTGCCACTTCGCGCGGCCCTGATCGTAGGATTTGAAGCTGAAGGTCGACGCGCCGCCGTTGACGTGCTTGACCGTCACGCTGTCGAGCGCATCGGCGACGCCGTTCTTGCGGCTCCAGTCGAGCAGACAGTCCTTCGGGATATAGCCGGTGCCCCAATCGGCTTCGATCTTGGGCGAGCCGACGAGCAAGCGCTGCATGCCGTCGCGGGTGAGTTCGCTGCTCTCGGAGCCGCCGATGCCGGTGATCGGCCGATCCCATCGCCGGCCTTCCCACCAATCGGGGTAGCGGCCGGTGAGGTGGAACGACGTCTCGGCCGCGCCGGCGAAGGTCTTGCCAAGCTGATTGCCCGCCATGAACAGGCGCTCATAGACGGGCAGCGATCCGGCGGTGTGGAACTCACGCTGCTTCGCATAGGGCCGGTAGTGCGCCAGCCGGTTGACGGCAATCCGGCGTTCCTGCTCCGTGCGCAGGCGCTTCTCGAACACGGCCCACTCTTCGGCCGTCGCGTGCTGGCCGGGCTGGATCAGCGCTTCTTCGCTCATAGCGTTTCGCGGTTCCGCACCCAAGCCTTATCCCACTTCGCGACGATCAGCCCGAAGATGACGGGGGCGACGCAGATCAGCGCGCCAAGGGCGACGAAGTGCTCGGCGTTCATCGAACGATCCTTTCGCGCGCTTCGTCGAGAAGCTGCTGGCGGTCCTGCGTTTCGCTCCCGATCATCGTGTCGCGATATCCGCGACGGCGCACGACAATCAACCCCGGCCGTCCTTCGAGCGGTTCGACGATGAAGCCGCCACGGCCGAGACACCCGCCTCCGCAATCGATATCGCCGCAGGTGCAGGTAGGTGCGGTGCGCGCCTCGTGGGCGAGCCAGATGAAGATCGCGAGGGCGATCAGGATAACGACCGTAACGGCCAGGGCTTCGATGCTCATCGGCTTTCTCCGTTGCCGGCGTCCGCGGCGATGCGTCGCGGACGTGACTAGCTTGTTAGATCAGAACAGGCTCTCCGGGTCAATATCATCCTCCAGCTTCGCGCGGTTGCGCCGCTCGATCTGATGATCCGCTTCGGGCGTAGCGCGGCCGACAGGATAGGGCGGCTTGAATGGCGTTTCTGCTACATGCCGTTCAGCCGTAGCGGAGCCGCTATCTGGATCGTCTAACTTGTTATATGGCGTTTCTGCTATGCGGCCCGGCTCGGCCGTAAAAGTGTGAGGGGTGTTTACCCCCCGCGCACCGCCGAGCCCAAGCGGCCCCCCACCCCCCTCTTCGGCTGCTACGGTGTGGAGGCCGTTTTCGTCGGCGGGCTCGTGCGCTGATGGCAGGGTTGCTACGGGCTGCACGCCCTCTATGACCTTAGCGCCATCACCTGCACGCAGGCGGGCCATGCGTTCAGCCATATCTAGCATCTCTGCTAGGCGCTCATCGCTCATGCCATCAGTGGGCGTAGAGACTTCGATCTTCTGCGGCATGAGGCGCGCCACCATAGAGACGAAGCCCATAGGATCATGGAAGGCGGCACGGGCCAGGGCGCTTTCCCCCTGCTCTTCCCATGCAGCGTAGGTATCCTCGAAGAACTTCTTTGCGAGCTTGGCGCGGGAGCCGGTGCGGCGTCGGTTGGCGTGCCGCTCGGGCTGATAGCCGGTACGGAATAGACTGGCAGGGCTGCTATCGGGCTTGTCGGTTGTCATGCTATGTGCTCGTGACGGTTAAGGGCGATAAGGAACGTCCCACAACGGCCGCTAAGGCAAGCAGATATAACACCGTAAAACAGCGCCAATGCCGCTAACCCGTTGAGCTTTAAAGGAATTGTGGCAAAACGACCTATTCGCATGTGCGGCCATCGCGACAGCCGGCATCCTTAGCGCCGCGTAGCAATCTGGCATGGTGATTTTCAGTTTGACCGGCGATTACCGATTACTACTGCCATAAAGCTCCAGCGGGATTACTGGCACGGCGCGCGGCAGCGTGACGGGGTGGTAGTAAGCCCCCGGCTATGGAATAGAATATATACAATGAAACGGAGGCAAGCTAAGACGGCGTATTGAATGAAACGGAGATAACGCCGTGCCTGAAGTGCTGCACCGCCTCGCCTTCGACCCTGAAACGGTAGAGATCGGCTCTCGAGTGGTCGTCGACCGTAAGCGCGCAACCGGCTATTGCCTCGAACGCGAGACGCTGGCGATCCACAAGCTGATTGACTGCGAAGCCCGCCAGCGCCGCGACGGGGCAGCGGGTGCGTTGCTGACGTGGCAGAGCGAGTGCGGCGAGTGCGGCGCGACCTTCACGCAGATGAGCGGCGCTACCTTCAAGGGCTTCTTGCGCCGCTGCGATGCGTGCCGCGATGCGCGCCCTTGGAAGCCCGCCGGGTTCCCGCGAGGGCCGCGCAACCGCTATACACTCTATGTGCTTGGCGAATATCACCCGAGCGAGGTTGATCCGCTGTCGCTATTTTAGAGCAGTAGCAACTTTGTCGCGTTAAGGCCGTTGACAGCCCTATAGCAAAAACGCTATGGCCCCTTTCAGGCATTCAAGCCGCAACGGAGAAACGACCATGAAGACCCTCACCATGCGCCCCGGCGATATCCCCGGCATCGGCTCTTTGTTCGTGACCGCGAAATGGGACGGCCACCGCCTGTCGATCACCGGCGTTTCGGGGCCGAAGGCAAACGGCGATACGAAGCCGGGCGGCTCGTGCGGGCAGTGCGTCGGCGAACTCGACGAAGTGACGATCTACGCCACGGGATGGGATGCCGATAAGGCGGCGCGCCTGAAAGCTATTTGGCAGCGCTGGCACCTTAACGACATGCGCGCCGGATCGCAGGTGCAAGAGGATTGGCTTCGCGCCCATCCGATCCCCGCCGGCACGCCGAACCACTACGAACAGGCTTGCGTGGCGCTGGCATCGGCCGGGCTCAACCCCGACGCGGACGGCTACCGCTACGGGCACGCATGGAAAACGGAAGACGCGCCTGCCGAGATCATCGCGGAGCTTTTTGCTTTCCCCCTGGCCGATCGTCCTTTGCCGGGCGCTTGGGGCCGCGACTGAATATCAACCCTGCTACGCAACGGAGAGACGATCATGCCGCAGTTCATCCTAGACAGTGCCGAGCCCATCACCTTCGAGCTAGGCTTTCCACATCACTCTTCCGAAACAATCCGTTTCGACGATCTCGCGCCGATGGTGCGCGGCTATATCGAAGCAATGTTTTTCACCGACACCGGCCCCGACACGGCCGAAGAGGGGCTTGGCGAGGATTGCGCCTTTAGCGATCTCGCGCCCGAAACCGTCGCCAAGGTGCAACACCGGTGCGCCCTGTTCGCCGAAGTCGTCGACGATGCCATCGCGCCGGGACTGACTAGCGACGGGCTCGAACAGATCGGCCGCGATCTTCACTACACCTCAAATGGGCACGGCGTCGGGTTTTGGGATCGTCCCGAAATCTACGGCCAAGCGAACGCGGACCTGTTTAGCGACGCGGCGCGCAAGCTCGGCGGCCGCGATCTCTACCGGGGCGACGACGGCAAACTGTACCTCGCGTGATGCCCCTACGCCCCGCCGGCGCGACGCTGGCGGGGCTATGATGGCACCATGCCGCAACGGAGGAACGAACCCATGATCTACGCCGAAGCCGCCTATTTCGACGGCAACCATTGCGCCCACGTCGCCGCTCGCGACGAGGTGAAGCGCCTTGCCCGTAAGGGCGACGAGATGCGCCGCGCGCTGCGCGACCGCCGCACCGGGAGCCGGGCGCGATGAGCCCCGAAGCCGCAGCGGTTGTGACGATCGTCGTGCGCACGCTCATGATCGGCGGCCTTGCCCTGGCCGTCTGGAGCATCCAACGCGATCTGCGCGCCGCCTGGCCGCGGATCGTCGAGCTATTCACCGAAGAGGAACAAACCGATGATGACGCCTGAAGCCGCAGGGGCCGCCCTAGCCGCCGATCCGACGTTTGCGACGATGAACGATGCCGAGCGCGAAGCCGAAGCGGCCGCGTTGCTCGGCACCTTCGCGGAGCCGTCCGACGATCCGCTCGATATCGCTATGGCGCTTGAAGCGGCCGCCCTCGCGTTCCGCGCCAGCACCGCAGCGACCACGGCCGCGCCCATGCCGGGCGTGGAGGCTTGCCGCCTGAACGGGGCAGAGGGGCCGCCCTGCAACGGCGATCAGCCAATCGCCGGCAACGGCCGTTGCATGACGTGCGGCGCGCAGCGCACGGCCCCGGAAACGGCCCCTACAGCCGTTCAGGCCGCGCCGGCACCTGCGGCACCCCTGAAGGCTGAAACGGCCCCTGCGGCCGCTCCCGCCCCGATTTTGCGGCATGGCGTGACGAATGATCCGGCCGCGTCGTTTCTCGGGCGCTTCAAGGAGGCGACGGGCGCGACGGATCGCGAGGCGGCCGGCATGCTCGGGATGAGCCGCGCCACCGTGCAAGCCTATGCCGCCGGCCGCCTCCCCGAAAAGCTCGACGCCAAGCAGGCCGCGACGCTGCGCGCCGACATTGCAGACCGCCTCCTGCTCCTGGCCGATCTGGATCGCGACCTCGCCGTAGCAATGGGCGAACTCGACTAGGGATCGGCTATCCGCAATCATATGCTTGAAACCGCTCCGGCGAATTGCTAGACGGCGTTCCTGTTTTCAGCAGGAGCGCCGTTTTGCGTTGTGAGCTTACCGCCGCGCGTTTGCGCGACCTTCTCGACTATGATCCCGAAACAGGATTGCTCTCTTGGCGGGGCGGCCAGGGGCGAGCCTATCGCCGTGTCGGCACGAAACACCCACTCGGCTATCTGCGCGTCTGCGTCGACGGCCGCGACTATCTGGCGCACCGGTTGGCGTGGCTGCACGTTCACGGCGAATGGCCGCCGGCGCAGATCGATCACCGCAACGGCTGTCGGCAGGACAACCGTATCGCGAACCTGCGGCTCGCCACGAACCCGGAAAATCATCAGAACCGAAAGATGCAGCGGAACAACACGAGCGGCTGGCCGGGCGTGCGTGAAGACCGGCCGGGGCGTTGGATCGCGAAGGTGAAGACCGGCGGGAAGTATCGCCATCTCGGCACCTTCGCCACATTCGAGGAAGCGCGCGACGCGCGGATCGCAGCCAAGGCCGAAGATCATCAATTTCAGCCGACTGAACGCGAGCCCCTTGCCATGTCTGGCATAACAGGTTAGTGCTCGTCTCCGTCATTGTTGGAACGGAGAACACCGATGCTGCTAACACCTCTCGCCCGTATCGAACTCGCCGAGCAGGCGCACGCCGAAGGCCGGATCATTCAAGGATCGTGGCGCAAGAACGTCGGCGGACGCGAACTCGTTTGCGCTCTTGCTGCGTTCGGCCCCGATATCAATTCGGCGTCGAACTGCCCGGCCGATCTCATGCCCCGGTGGCTTGCCGAATTGGTACCGACGCTCGATGACGGGATCGCCAAGAACGACGTTCCGTGGTTCAGCGGAGAGCTTATCGCTCGCGCTCGTCGGTGGCACGTCCTTGACGCTGGTGCGTGGGACCGCATTCGCACCGGCTTCATGATCGCCGGCATCAAACAGGCGCTCGCAAGCGCCGAACCTGTTCAGCCCGATCCGAAGCCCGCTTACTGGCAGAAGGTCGTCGATGCGTGCAACGGCGTTATCACCGCTCTCGAAACGGGCCACGGCCTCTCGGCGGCGGCGGCGGCGGAGGCGGAGGCGGAGGCGGCGGCGGAGGCGGAGGCGGCGGCGGCGCGGTGGGCGGCGGCGCGGTGGGCG